AATTACAATTCCAGTCGAAACTTCTAAGTTTTCTGATATAGGTACACAAACATTTAATGCTATTCACTTAAGTTCTATCTTGAAGGCTAATGAAGAATGTGAAACTGGTACACTTGAAGTTAGTAGTGCTGGTCTGATGAAATTGTCATTCAAAGTTGATAATTATGAAAGTCAATATTGGTTAGTAAAAACAGCTGGTGTTAATTAATGTCTCATAGTTTGTGGGTAGAAAAATACAGACCTTCTAACTTAGATAATTATATCGGTAATGAACATCTCAAATCAAAGGTCAAACATTACTTAGAGACAGGTGATTTACCTCACTTACTATTGTTTGGAAAAGCAGGTACAGGTAAGACTACACTAGCTAAGATTCTTGTGAAGAATATCGAGTGTGATTATATGTACATAAATGCTTCGGATGAAAACAATGTTGATACAGTAAGAACAAAAGTAAAAGAGTTTGCCTCAACAATAGGTTTCACAGATTTAAAAGTGATAATATTAGACGAGTGTGATTATATCACTCCTAATGCTCAAGCCGCTTTACGTAATCTAATGGAAACTTTCAGTAAACATTGTAGATTTATTTTGACTTGTAATTTTGTTGAAAGAATTATTGACCCTATACAAAGTAGGTGTCAATCTTTTCAAATTATTCCTCCGTCAAAAAGTGATGTAGCTAAACATTTACATAATGTATTGTTGAAAGAAAATATTATCGATACAATGGAGGATATCAAGATACTGATTGATAGTGGTTATCCGGATATTCGTAGAGTGATTAATGCTGCTCAGAGAAACGTTGTAAACGGAAAACTTAAATTAGATACGTCAAGTATCATACAAAACGATTACAAATTAAAATTGTTGAAGATTCTTGAGACTCAAGATGGTAAAACAGCTTTCAAAGAGATACGACAATTATTAGCAGATAATAAGATTACAGACTTTGCTGATTTGTTTAGATTATTATATGATGAAGTTGATTCATATGGTAAAGGTCATATAGCAGAATGTATCTTGATTATAGCTAGATATGAACTATCAGATAGTCAGGTAGTTGATAAAGAAATAAATGCAATGGCTATGTTAATTGAGTTATTAGGAGTTATCAAATGAGTATGCATCCAAAAGGACCTATCAAGAAACCACAAGCTAATGTGCAGGTGGATTTGAGAAAAGCAGAGACTTTAAAATGTGAATACTGTGGTAATTATTTATTCATCAAATCAACCGTACTGAAAAGGTTATCAGCCTTAGTATCACCCACAGGAGAAGAAGGAATTATTCCTATCGAGATTTATAGTTGTGGAAACTGTGGTCGAGTCCCTAAGGATATGTTAAAAGGTACTGGAATAGGTGAAGATACCATAGATGTCTCAAAAAGCTAAATATTCTAATGCAGGAAAGGGAGACTCTAACAGAGTTTCTAATTTCAAAAAATATGAAGAAAACTGGAAAAAAATCTTTAATAAAAAAGAAAAGTCTGTTCGACCACATAAGACAGATAACATCGGTTCAAAGTCCTGACTATTGGGAAAAGATAACAGACGAAGATAAAAAGTCGTGGTCAAATTATATGGTTCATAGATTTCTTTCGATGAACATGAATTGGACAGATATCGTAAATGAATTTCAAAGATATAAATTAGAACCTAGAGAATTATATAAATTATATACCAATGTACTTCCGAAAGGTAGACAATGGTTAAAATACACAAAACGGAGAAACGAAATGGCACATCCAAATTGGTTAGTAAACATAGTGACTAATCACGAAGAGGTTAGTAAAAAAGAAGCTATTGACATGATTGAAATGTATTATCTTACAGAAGGTGGTATGTTAGAATTAGGTCAACTAGCTCAAAAGTGGGGAATCGAACCCTCTAAAATAGAAGAAGCAGGACTAAATGTACTAGGTAGTACTGAAGGTTATACGGCAGGTAATGAATAAAAGACTTGACTTATATACATTTTTATTCGTATATTCAAGTATGTAAATTAGGAGACATATATGTCAAAGGTTATAAAAGATAGTCCTCGTGTAGAATCAGAGGAGTATGACGTTATAGAAAAGATGGAAGAAGAGTGGCCTGAAATGACCAAGGAGTTTAAGAAGATTCAACGAGAACAATATGAATTGTTCTTACACAAACAACACGATTATGGTCCAGGTAATATTAGTGTTGGAACACAATTACAAACACCAGAAGAAATAAAGTTATCACTTACAGGTTTGTGGTTTCGTATGAATGATAAACTACAACGAGTAAAAACTTTGTTAATGACTGGTCGTGATTCAGCTGTAAAAGACGAACCCTTAGAAGATGCGTATCTTGACGTAAGTAATTATGGTATTATGGCTACGATTGTTAGTAGAGGTAAATGGGGTAAATGAGAAAACCTTTCAACAAAGTATCAAGAGAACATTGGGGTGTAAAGATAGGAGATGAGTTTGAGTTATCAGTTCCTCATACCATTCCTGGTCAACAACCTATACCCATAGGAACAAAAGTAGTCGTTGAAGGTATCTCACACTTTCCTACAATGTATATCGTATCTGATGGTCAAAATCAATTTAGTGTAGCAGTTCATAGTGTAAAGAAAATCAAATGAAAAGAATCAGTTATAGTCAATATAGTCAATGGGATATCTGTCCCTACAAGTGGAAATTAAACTACGTTGATAAGTTAGGAACCTGGACAGATAGTATTCATACTCTTTTTGGTACTTCTATGCATGAAGTATTACAGACTTATTTAACCATAATGTATAATGACACAATCAAGATGGCTAATGCTCTACCTTTAGATGAAATGTTATTACATAGAATGAAAACAAACTATACTAATATCATGAAACGTAATGGTGGTGAAGTTTTTTGTGAACAAAAAGATATGGAAGAGTTTTATTCTCACGGGTTGTTAATTTTAGAATGGTTTAAAAAGAAACGTGATATGTATTTTAGTAAGAAACATTACGAGTTAGTTGGTATCGAGATACCTATTGATTATGAATTACCTAATAATATCAAGTTCATTGGTTATATGGATGTTGTCTTACGTGATACGTTTCGTGATAGATATAAAATTATCGATATCAAAACTTCTACAATGGGTTGGAACAAATATCAGAAAGCTGATAAAAATAAAACTGACCAGTTATTGTTATACAAATATTTTTATAGTAAACAACTTGATATACCGATTGACAAAATCGATGTAGAATATTTTATTGTTAAGAGAAAATTGTATGAAAACTTAGATTTTCCACAAAGACGTGTTCAGACATTTTCTCCTGCTAGTGGTACACCTAGTGTGAATAAGGTCATGAATAGTCTGAATCAATTTATCGATGAATCATTTGTTGACGGTAAACATAATACAGAACGTGAATATATCAAGAGACCATCTAAGAAAAATTGTAAATATTGTGAATTTAATCAAACAGAACATTGTGACTCAGGAGTTAAGTGATGACAACTAAAACAACTTTAAGATTAAAACTAACTGATTTTATCGATACTGATATCGAGGAATACGTAATGGAAAAAGTTGATTGGATTCACAACGAGTTAAATATAGCTATATTGTTATACTTATGGTTCGATGAAGGCGAAGTCAAAGGACCTTCATTAAAAAAGTTTTTGTTACGATGGGAAGATAAACTATCATGTCGCACCGTTATTAAACAAAGTTCTAAACTTAAACCTGATGATTTTATTTTCTTCGATATATTACCTAAATCAATAACTAATGTACGTAATAGATTTCGTTTTAACTACAAAACGTCGTCAGGATTAGTACAAGGTCTAAAAGAGTTTTACAATGTTACAAAGTTCGTTACTTCAGATAAAACACTCAAGGTTCAAAAGAGAAATGACTACGAAGATTAAAGTAGGGATAGTTGGTAGTAGAGCTTATACAAATAAGAAAAAAATTAAAGATTTAATATTTGATATAAAACAAAAGAATCCTGATGCCGAAATAGTAAGTGGAGGTCAACCAGATGG